GCAACGGAGACCGCACCAACGCTGGTGCGGACCTGAGCCTCGAGCGCTTGCAGTACATGATGGACATCATGATGCAGGACGCGGGGGTCGATGCGGACGTGATGGTGATGAACGCTCTCATGCGCCATCGCTACACGGTGCAGTTGACGGGTGTTCTTGGCGCGACCGGCGCGAGTGGAGGCTACTCCAACGTCTCGGTCGACGGCACCGGTGGCAAGCTGATGGACAACCAGCAGAACCTGGCCTACGGCGGTGTGAAGTTCCAGTACGACCGGCAGTTCCCGGTCTCGACCATCGGACTTCTGCACAGCAAGGACTGGCTCTTGGCTGAGCTTGCTACCGGGCAGTTCGCTGATGAGGACGGCAACGTGCTCTTCCGCGTGGCTGGCGAGGACGCCTACGAGGGCTTCTGGAAGCACCGGTACAACATCTGCTGCAAGCGGCCTAACGCTCAGGTCATCCTGACTGGCATTACGCCTACCTAGCCCCCGGCAAGGTTTAGAGGTGCAGCGTCGACTCCCCTTGGCGCTGCACCTCTTCTTATATATGCAAGACCTCTTCTACTTTGTCGCTTCCGTGGTGCTCGTCGAGTGCGGCTACTTCATGTGGCTCCTCATCGACAGGGAGAGGTCGATGAGGCAAGATGAGTCACGCGAGATAGGGCTGCTAGATTCCATCAGAGAGGAGTACACAGATGGCTGACTGGGGTGGAGGTGGAGCAGGTGGCACGGGCTGGGGCGAGTCATCGCCGGAAGACCGACAGCGCAAGGAGGCTGCTCAGGCTCGCCTTGCAGGGCAGCGCCGTCGGGACGCGGAGAACGCCTTTGGGTGGGATGACTTCCTGACCAAGGTTCTCTTGCCTGTCGGGCTCGGTGTTGCTGGGGGCGTGACCGGCGGCCTTGGGTACTTGGCAACGCCAGCAGCGGTGGCTGCAGGTACTGCCGGTGGGGTTGGTGGTGCGCTTAGCGGCGTTGGCGCGGGCATGGGTGTCGGCAGTGCGATTGGCGCTGGCGTAGACGCCATTGCACAGGGGGATGCGAGTGGGGCGGCACTGGGTGGCGCTAAAATCGCGTCCTCCCTCCCAGGCGCGTATGCGGCGACCGTTGGAGACCCAACTGCGCGCACCCTCATGAATATGTCCCCTGAAGAGCGCAATCGGGCGCTTCGGGAGATGCATCTTCGGGGTGGGTTAAAGTAGTGGCCCGGTTCCCCACCGACATGCAGTCTCGCATATCGCGCTCGAAGAGTGAGCGCACGCGCGAGGACAGAGAGTGGTCTGTGGCCATTAAGATGCTGCGTGGCGAGCAGTGGTTGTTCTGGGATAAGCGAAAGGAAGACTACGCCAGGATCAACCGGGCGCCAGGCGAGGTTCGCGTCACCGTCAACCAGATGATGAACATCGAGCGCAGCATAATCTCCAGGCTCACCCTCAACCCACCAACCCCGGTCGTTATCCCTGCCAGCGACACGGTTGATGACATCACTAAGGCCACGGCCTCCGAGATGGCGCTCAGGTACTTCTGGCTTTCGGACAAGCAGTCCAGGAAGTGGCAGGAGGCAATACGGTGGATGGCCCAGACAGGCAACTGCGGGCTGCACACGTATTACGAGCCCGGATACGAGGTGACCGCTGCGGCTAACTCCATGCCTGGCGATGACGACCTCGACGGGCCAAAGCCCGACAAGGTTGTTGGCGGAAAGAAGGTGATGGGCCGCGTGAAGTGCGACGTTGTCAGCCCGCTGAACATGTTCTTTGAGCCGGGTGTTCATGACCCGAGGGATGCTCGCTGGGTTGCCATACGCAGTTACGCCACCAAGAGCGAGCTCAAGGACACCTATCCTAGCAAGTCTGAGGAGATTGAGGGTCTATCGTCCGATGGGGACGAGCAGCGCTACCCGTTCCAGGTGTACGTCCCGCAGGGTCGTGTTGAGGTGTTCGAGGTTTATTGGCGAGACGGGCGCCACGCCATTATAAGCGGCGACCTCTACCTCGAGACCGAGTTCAGCGAAGACGTCCGGGACACGTTCCCTGTGCGACTGGTGCGCTATCACGTCATCGAGGGAGACCTTTGGGGCCAGGGGCCGATGGTTCAGATCGCTGACCTGCAGCAACTCTACAACCGCACGCGCACACAGATTCACGCGAACGTCCGCCTGATGGGCAACCCGCCGTGGCTAATCCCTAGAACAGCCGACGTGCGCAAGGGGACCATCATGAACAAGCCGGGCGGCATCGTCCGGTACACGCCTGGTGGTGGCATCCCCTCGCCTGCAAACCCGCAGCAGCTGCCGTCCCACGTGCTGCGAGAGCCAGCCCTTTTGCGTGAGGAGATGAGCGACGTTGCTGGTGCGCACGGCATCACGCTGGGGCGCAGAGAGGCTGGCGTGAAGAGTGGTGTGCATGCCAGGACCCTTACGCAGCAGGACTCGGCCCAGTTGCTGGCGACTCAGCATGAGGTCATCGCGGCCGTAGAAGACACGATGTTGACGGTGTTGATGTTGATGAAGCGTCACTACACCGAAAGCCGTATGGTCAAGATGCTCGACAATGCTGGCGTGCCCGCGTGGCGGGCCATCTCCAGCGAAGACATCGTCGACAACCCTGAGATCTACATCGACGCAAACACGCTGTTCCGGGTCGACGCGGCTAACCGTGAGTCTCGTGTGCTGGAGATGACGCAACTCGGCCTGATGACGCCGGAAGAGGCGAAGGACGCGGTTAACTTCCGCACCTTTAACAAGCACCTGACCGACAAGTTTGTGGCCATCAGTCACGCCAAGGACATGCTGCAGGCGATCATCCTTGGCAACAAGATTGAGATCTTGCCGACGGACGACCTCGAGGCGTTCTCGGTTGTCTTCACGGAGTACGTGCAGTCGCCGGAGTATTACGACCTGGCGCCTGAGATTCAGGACTACATTGCCCAGGTGATCAAAGACTTCACCTTCTTTGGTGTTGGCGAGCAGGAGTGGCAGCACGCCACCAACACCAAGACAGTGTCCCCGCACCAGGCGCCCAAGCAGACTGCGCCACAGATGATGCCAGTGGCAGAGCCCGCTCCCCCGCAGGAGACTCTTGCTCAGGTGCCGTTCCCGACAGAGGGCCAGAACCTGCCAGGCATGGCGAGTCCCATCTCAAGTCTTGAGGGCGGTAGCTGATGTTGGTGAACGAAGTCGCTGCAGCGTTTCGGGTTTACATGGACGAGCCCGACAAGACGTTTGTGAACGACGCCCAGGTTGAGCTCTGGCTGGCGCGGGCATATGACGACTTCCGCGCAATCGTCACCGAGATAGACCCCTTTGTGTACTCGCGCAGCCAGGTGTACTCGATCGCCAGCGCGAGGACGCTGGACCTGAGCACCTCGGTGCCTGCGATTCTTGGGGCCGCAGCAACCAACAGGCTCTACCAACTCATTAATATCTACCAGATCGAGAGCGCTGCGCTTCCTGACAACGTCCTCGGCACACTTGAGCCGTCGGTATCGGCGAGCAGCACATATAGCGGCAGGGCCAGCTACACGCTGCGAGGCGCCGAGTTGTTGTTCCCGGCTGAGGTCACGATGAGCATCAGGATCGACTACATCCCTGAGCCAGCTGTGACGTGGGCGGGCCTGGGCGCGGTGTACATCGACGACCTGACGCGCTTTCATGACATCATCGCGATGCTGGCGTGTTTGCAGTACGCCATTGTTGACGCTGCTGCGAACCCTGAGCTGAAGACGCAGTTGTCCAGGCGGGTAGAGCAGTTGCGCGCATATCTTGAGTCTCGCTCCGGCGGTGTCACGGAAAGCGTCGTTGACGTGAGGTGGATGTGAGATGGCTGTCCGGTATGACGAAGTTGAGATCCTCCGAGGGGGCATCAAATACGACCGTCCGTCCAAGGGTAGCTTCGCGCTAAACATGCTTCGGCGCCACGGCGCATGGGAGGTGCGCAAGGGGTTTGGTCAGCTCACGCAGTTCGACAGCCTCATGACGCACAACATCCCCGGAGTGGTGGCAGAGTCCGGGTACACCAAGCACTTGGGTAGCTACCTGCTGCTCACGGACTTTGGGCACGAGCAGATCATCAGCGTGTTCAAGTCCCGCGCATACACGTCTGAAGTGGCGAACGAGCGCGCCCAGATCGCCAACATCTACGTGGTCAGCATCTATGACGTGACGACGAGGGAACGCTGGGAAGAGCCGCTATACAGGCACACGTCTGAGTCTGGCGTCCGTCGCAACGATGTCGAACTGCGCCACGGCCAGTACGAGACCAACTTCGACAAGGACTACCAGGGCTGGCTTGTGGCGACGAGCGAGGAGACGTTCTCGTTTACGGAGGTGCGGGACACTGTGTTCTTCGGCTCATCTGCCACCGAGCTCTACGCATACACGCCGTCCACGTTCAGGGGGAATCGCCGACGCTTTGTTGCCGGTGCGCACATGCAGAAGTGGGCGCCTCCGTATTGCGAGTCCTCGATGATATGGCGGGTGACGCCTTCTCGAGGGCCGGACATTGGCGTGTACGCATACCTCACGGCCGCTGGCGTTCCTTCGCCCCAGGCGCTCACGTCGTGGGGTGGCAGGCTCGTCATCGCTGGCAACGACCGAGAGGTCTTCTTTTCGCAGCCTGACGACCCGACTGCGTTCATTGACTTCGACTTCATTGTGGTCCCAACCGAGCGCACCATCACCGCGTTGGCCCCGATGGGGCAGAGCATCTACATCTTCACGGACACCGAGACGTTCCTCTATCAGCCCGCGTCTAGGAGCGGAGACCCTGTCGCGAATGGCGGCATGGAGCCCGTGATGGTGTCTGAGTCTATTGGGTGTGTTTCCCAGTCTTGCGTGACGAAGACGGACAACGCCGTCATATGGCTCAGTCAGCACGGCGTGCACCTGTCCGGGAACCCGATGGAGGTGCAGACGGTCTCTGGCCCGATCGCCCCGCTGTTCACGGACTTCATCACAGACCCGATGACGACCTTCTTTCCGGCAGTGACGGCGGAGACCGGGGCGATCAACACCCGCGTCCCGCAGCGCAACAGCGTCATAACGCTCAATACGGTGGGCGCCTCAGTGGCCTATAGCGAGCACATCGAGAGCGTTCTGGTGACATTGCCGGAGGAGAACGTCACCCTCTGCTTCACTGGCGGGGAGTGGTCCCTTTGGAGTTATGAGTCCAACACGGCAGAGCATGGGCTGTCTGATGTCGGCGCTGTGAGGAATATTACGCTCCCGTGGCCAGTGGCTCGCGGGGAGAGCTTGTTCTTGGTCGGGTCGGTAGAAACCAAAGTGGTGGTTGACCAGGCGCGGTACGGCGGAGTCACAAACGTAGACGACGACACAGTGTCTCGCTCGGCATACATCCTGGAGTATGGCCGAGGGGGCGCCATCGACCGCAGCATCGATGACGAGGACTATCGGACCATCGCTGGCAAATACATAAGCCACCGGGCGGCGACACATGCCCTTGGCAACATGCTGATCCTGGGTGAGTGGATACCTGTCGAGCAGCAGTACAAGTTCACGGGCACTGCGACCGGGGCCACGGCGCCAAACGGCGAGTCTGCGCCCGGAGCGCCATCTCGCACGGTGCTTATCCCGGTGTATCTCGTGCCTGATATTATGCCAGCGACGACGTACTACATGACGCGTGTGCGCGTGCGCTTCTTTTTTGACTTTACCAAGTGGCGCCCCATCTTTGATGACGACACGACGAGCACCGACATAGACCTCATCTTCCCGCCCGAGCGCCTTGGATCGGCTGCGGGGTGGGTGAAGAGGAAGTGTGAGGATGGCGCCGGGAACGCGGTGCGGAACGGCTTGGAGATCAACCTGGACTGGCAGGGTACGGGTGTTGGGCACACGTTTGACCCGTACATGAACCTGCTGCCGTCCAAGCAGAATCTGCTCTGCTACATCCCTATGCGGACCATTGCCGACGCGGACGTGTCTGGCATGGGGATTATGCAGGCGAACACAGCCCCTGCTGGCTATGTGACGGACTGGGTGACGACAACATCTGTCACTGCCGGTGACGTGGATGGCGATGCGCTGGTATGGAGAGAGTGGCGCTTTGCCAGCGTCAACAAAGAGGATAATGTCGCGCAGCCTGTGGATTGGGCGTACATGTCCGAGGACGTGGGGCTGCCAGAGGACGCGCGGGTAAAGGGGCGCGGCATGTGCATCAGGCTCCTGAGTCATGACGTTGGGACGGACCATGCAGGGAACCAGAACTGGTCCCAGAGCATCTTCAACACAATGATGGCCGCAGACATGAAGACCTGGTCGGCTCAGGTTGTGGACTACATTGGCGGCGTTGCAACCTTCACCAAACCCGTGAGCATTAAGACCAACCTGTACCCAAGTGTGAACGCGGAGTTCACGGTCAGAGACCGTGTGTTGGATGGCACGTCCACGCTTCGGCGCCCAGACTTCGGTGCGTCAATCATCTATGGGACGGAGACGACCACCACCTACGAGGCCAACACCTACCTGATTGGCGACGAGCAGGTTGATGAGATCGTCACGTCTGAGTCCGTTAAGGGCAACAGTGTTGCCGCAATGATCTTCGGCTTCATGCGCAACCCTGCAGAGCGCCTCAAGTTCGAGAGCGTGAAGTTCCTCTACAGGATTGTCGGCGCGGCACGTCGAAGGCGGGGCAGATGAGCCTTGACGAGCTCCTTATCAGGCGCAGGCATGAGCGCCGTGGCGCAGAGGCTGAGGTTAAGGCCGAGAACTACAACCTCATCGTGCGCAGGAGCGTCAGCGATGTCGTCGAGGCGATAGGGCTAACCCTCCCAGGCTCACCGCTAGACGAGAGGCTGACGAGGAACAATGTGGCGCTCATGGCGCCTGGCAGCTGGGGCGGCAAGGTTCTCGAGAAGGAGAACTCAGAGCTCCACGCGATATCTCCTGGCACCTTCATGCGTAGGCGACTGGTGGTGGGTGCAGACGCTGTCATAGACGGCGTGTCTGTGTTTACGGTAGACGGCACAGACTGTGTGAATGTGAAGGCTGGCGCTTCGGTGCTGTTTCGCGGTTGCACATTTCAGAGAGACCTGGACAGCGACACGTCCATGGTGACGATTGACGCTGCCGCCAAGGTTGTGTTCCTCGGGTGCGTATTCCGTGGCAGCGGGACGACGGTCGCTCCGATGGTGCAGCACGCTGGTCCAGCGGCAAACGTGCAGATAGCGTTCTGCTACAACAAGACCGGGAACACGTTGTTTACCGCTGGCACTGCAACCGGAACGGGGAATATCTAATGGCGTGGCGAAGACACACCCGCAGCCTGACGCATGAGGTCTTCTACGATGGAACGACGATCGATGGTTCGCGCCTTGAGAAAGCGCTTGGTGAAGTCACCGATGGCATCAACAACGTCAAAAAGGGCAACACAAAGCAGCGCTTCGTCGCCACGCAGTATCACGCTGGCTTTAATCCGGCCGACCGGAGTTCAACAAATTACTCCAGGTGGCCGTGGCTACAGGTAAAGAACGACGACATCCAAGGCGCTTCGCCCGAGAGCGCGCCGTTCAACATCATGAGATTCAAGGGCACCGCGATACCGGGCCTGGAGAACTTCAACTCTGCTATTGGCGGGGATCAGTACGCGTGGACGCGCATGTTCCACTTTAGCCGACCGGCCATCCTTTATGGCGTAAGTGTGATGATGCACAACGATGGCGGGGCCAACGCTGCGCGCCCATACCCCGGCACGTATGACCCTGCGGTGGCACCGGCATACACGTATAACAACGCAGCCGTTCCGGCGAGCGCTCCACCCAGCGGCTACAGTACGTCGTCATCGACGGTGGATGTGCCAATTGTGCTGGATGTGATGAACCCCGGCACGCCAGAGGACGCTGTGATGACGGACGTGGAATACACGCGCACGGCATGGGTGCTCAATGAGGAGAGTTCGTCTCTCATAGAGCCCAACTCCACCGCAACAGGCTGGAACGACTTCAAACCGCACTATGACTCAGGCGACATCACCGACGTGCGCCCGCTGTATGGTCGCATTGTCGAGCACAGGGACCTGAACATACCACTCCACCAGCGTTCTCGCGTTCGCATAGCTGTGTCGATTCCGCTATACGACGGGGCAGTGTATACGCGTGGGTCATGGGGCGCTGTCCCGTGGTATGTCCAGGCCTGGAGCATGACGCTCACTGTGCTCGAGGAGGTTCAGACGCTCTGATGGCCAAGATTTCACGCAGCAAGCTGGCGCGTGGCGCAAAGCTGTTAACGAAGCACGTCGTAGACCCGCCCGTTCTGGCGCAGGCAGAGCTCACTGGGGCCAATATCGCGGCCGACCAGATGGAGAGCGCCTACGCACCGTTCAGGATAAACCTCTCCATGCCGGTGCTGTCTAGCAAGACGAACACGTGTCAGGGGAGGGACGGGTCGCCGTTTCATGGCATCCCGTTTATGCTGCCACCACTCCAGGAGCACCTGAGCTTTACGACGAGTGGGAGGACTGGAAAGTCTGTCACGCCGAGCGACAGCTCGCCGCCCATCATTCTCGACGAGGTCAGCTTCTCGTTTGACCAAAGGCTGGAGCCCGCCGCCATTGTGGGGAACTTTGACGGGTCCGCGACCGCTGCGCCTGCCGGACCCGCAGCATCTCCTAATGGGGAGATCTCATATGTAAACAAGGACCGTCTCGTTATCGAGCTCGGCATCATGGAGAAGAAGCCCACCTGGTTCGACCCTACGGGCCCCCTGTCGAGCAACCTCCGACCTGGGCGAACGGTTTGGTCCGGGCGCATCGAGAGCATCTATCTGTCTGACTCGTATGTGCGTCTGAACCCATGGGTGGCGTCAGACATCAACGAGGTCATCGACCCGATGAAGAGCTACATCTTCGTCATCATGGCGGCGAGTTTGGGCACCGCGACCATCGACACGGCCCTGGTGTCTATCGAGGTCTCGATGAGGTTTCTGACGAAGCTGACGGTGCGCGACTCCGGGCCAACCATCCAGAACATACCCGCCAGGCACGATGGTGTGCCCAATGACAACCTGACGCACGCAGCTGCGGGCACCACCGGGGCAGGCATTAACTCGTCCACTTCTCGAGCGCTCATCGGCACAACCTCTGCGCCAGGCGACCCGATCGTGGCCAACGACTCTGGAAGCGCCACGCTTGGCGTGCAGACCATGATGGCAGTGGTTGACGAGTTTGAGCGCCGGAAGCTGCACGGCGGCTACAAGATGGACTCTGACCTGCCAATGCTTGAGGAGCTCCAGGAGAGCGCTGCGTACAGCGTTCTGGCTGTGCCGCTATTCAATAATGTCGAGTTCTCTGGCATGGCAGCGCGTAAGTTCACCAACCAGCCGTATATCACTGCAGGCGCGGCGAACACTTTTGCGATCGACCGGCGATACATACCCATCGAAGCCCCGATGACGATCCACCACATTCTGTTCACGTACAACTGGATGCCATTTACGATCTGGGACGGGGCAAACCGGCAAGTGATCGGGCAGATAGCTAACGATTCAAGCTCAACCATAACGCCGGCTCTTCAGCTGGACATAGGCGTTGGCATTGGCACCGGCATCCGGGGTGACACGTTTGACTACCAGCAGGTCGGCAAGAGCACGCAACTGCTCGACCATCTGGCGTCCGCCAACTGGTACGGTAAGGCCGTAGACCTGGTTGCGCTTGGCGAGCAATACACGCTCCCGTTTGTAGGCGCCTCAAGCACAATAGCAACGGCGCGGCCGTGGAACCTCGAGCTGTACGCGATGGACCTGGTCGGCTCTGGCAGCCCAAGTCTCAACGGCATGACTGCGCAGGGCAAGCCGGTGTTTGTGGGACGCGCCACGTCATCCACATCATCACGTCGTGACATAGACGGTGGCGCATCGGCGGTTGGCGGTGCAGAGCAGTGGCTAGAGGTGCGCGCCCGGCTAGGCGATGCTACCAACAACTACAACCAGTACGACCCAAACTCCATGTTCCTCGGCTCAGGCGGCCTGTGGGTGTACATTATCGGCAAGACACACTTGGTGTGAGGTAAGCGATGGCAAACGATTCAGGGATCAGTACTACGGAAGGGGGTGTTGCGCCCAAGCAAGGCCAGCCCTCGGAGTTTCTGACTGGCCCGCAGTCGAGTTCCGTTTACAGCACGCTCGCCGGTCAAAAGGAGGCAGCAGCGGCGAAAACCATTGCCGCTGCTGCCAGGCCAGACCAGATCCGCGCTGCTGCCAAGGAGGCGAACGCTCTCCAGCTTGCGCAGGTTGCGCGCCAAGCCAGTATCGCAAAGCAAGGTATCGCCACAGGAGGCGGAGTCGCTCGCGCGGGCGGAAGCACGGCACTCGACCTTATGCGCCAAGCGTCTGCCGCATCAGTCTCCGCCGAGGAGAGGGCTGGAGCCGCCGCAGTTGAGGCTGCAGAGGCAGTGAAGGAGGAGAAGCAAACAGGGACGGACCTAGCGATGTTCGAGGCAGAGATGGTGGCCGGGCAGCAGAAGCAGATTGGTGCCTTTGTGGAAGACCTCTCGTTAACAATCAACAGCATGCTCGGCGCCGGTCAGGGGTACGACGACATGGCCGCATATGTAACGACCAAGCTGGGAACGCTCGACCTGAATGACCCCGCACAGCAAAAGGCTGCAGCGGGCGCCCTGTCCTGGTGGGCTGCGTACAAGAACATCACAGCCACGCCTGAGGTATCTCTCGGCGCGCTCAAACTATTTGGGCCCAATGCCGCTCAGATGCTCAACGAAGACGCAGGCGCTTTCAAAAGCCTCAACACCATTGCGGGTATTGTTAAAGAGTGGGAGCAAATCCACGGTGTTGGCACCAAGCCGGAAGACAACTGGTTTGGCGAGTTTCCCGGCGATGGCGATGTGCCTGGGTGGCACAAACTGGTTGAAGTTTATGAAAAACTAAAGCCGTGGCTCCCAGCCGGGGCTGTCAGCACAGGCGCCATCTTCGCCGCCTTCTCCGCAGAGCCAATGCCCACATCCACCGAGCCTACACCATAGGGGGGGAGTAAATGGCACGCATCATCCTTCCAGACCCATCGCGGGCTTTCGGGCCGAGAACGCCCCCGGTGCAGAAGTTCTGGCAACAGAAGCCGCAAGAGCCATCGGGCGAAGAGCGGGCGCTGCGCATTATACAGGCCATCGGGATCGGCACTAAGGCCGCAGCTGGTCTATACGGGATTGGTCGGCACATCTACCAGGCCGCAAAGGAGACCCCAGAAGAAGCCGTAGCTCGCTTGCAGGGGGAGGCGGTTAAGAGTCGCGCTGAGCACTGGAAGGGCCCGACCGGCCCCCAAGAGCTCACCGCACTCAGGCAGCGCATGACGGAGGACCCGCAGGACTGGGATCCTTCGGGCGGGGCCGAGATGGCCGAGCGTGCGGCGAGGGCAAGAGCGCAGGCCCCCGTGGCGAGAGAAGAGATGACTCGTCGGCTGGTAGAAGGGGTGTCGCCCAGGCGAGCGTTCGCCCCCCTCGAGGAGCCACCGTCTGCACCAACGGCCGACATTACACCGGAATCCGTCTTGGAGGAGGCCATCCAGGACGGAATCGTCACAAGGGACGGCAAAGGCGGCATCGCTTGGACCCAGCTGCCGGATGGCAGCTACGATCCACGGCGGCGATTGGTCTGGGATGCGCTTGAGAGGGTCAAGGGTCAGCTCCTCGAGCGCGACGCGCTGCAGCAGACGCAACCCGCACTCGAGGAGCTGACCCCAGCCAGGCGCAATAAGCTCCAAGAGTGGATGGCGGCTGTTGAGCCTGAAGACCGTCCCCATCTCGTGGCCAAAGTTAGAGAGGCGATGGGACTCGACAGGGCGCTTGACCAGACGCTCACTGCATACGGGTGGTCGCGACAGCAGTACGACGAGCTGAATGAAAACCAGAAGCGCGTGCTCCACGTCCAAGCGCAGCGCATGGATGTGCCCGAGCAGCGCACTGGCACGCCCGTCACAGCTGGCGAGTTTGTGGAAAGGGCGCGCGGTGGGTCCGACTTCACCATCTCCGACCTGGCGGAGTCATACGGCGCACTCATCGCTGCTGGCCAAGAGGCGCAGGCAAGAGACTTGCTGCAGATAGCGCGCGGTGCCATGGACTACGCCTCGTTCATCACAAGTGAGCACGACGTGCCCGCGCTGGTGGAGGCTCGAGCTCGGAACGCGATCAAGTCTGGGGGCAGAAGGGCTCCGGCCAAACAGGTGAAGCTGGAGAGCCAGACCCTCCGGGATGTCTACAGAATGAAAGATAAGGAGGCGAAGAAGAAGAAGAAGGGCGGCGGCGACGGCCCAACTCCTCCGGGGAGGGAGACGACGACGATCCAGGGCATCACGATGAGCGCTAGAAATGCGGCCGACCCACATTATGTGCTGCTTGCTCTCGCCAAGGGGACGTATGCGGCCAACAGGATCAAGGTCAAGGACCGCGCTCTGCAGGTCAAGAGGATACAGGAGACTCCCGGCTCCCTCGACTCCGACGCCCGAGCCAAACTGGACGCATGGAACCGTGACTGGCAAACGCGGACGCGCCCGGCGGCAGCAGATGCTACAGACAGGGCCATTGTCAGCAAGGCGATGGACGATGCCAGTGCGGCTCTCGGCCTTGACCACCGGCAGCTAGAGAGCCCGGCCATGGTAAAGGCGGCGGTCGCCAAGCTGAAGAAGATTGCTGACAGGACGGGGATATCCAAGGCGGACGTGGCCGAATTCGCGTCTGACCCGGAGATGAAGGACTACGGCACGTCCGATGGTGACGCAAGAGAGGTCACAGCCAAGTACAAGAAGGAGATCCTCAAGAAGAGGAAAGAGGCCAAGGCCGCGCTCATAAAGGCCCGGAACGCAATAAGGAAGGCCAATATCAGCACGTCGTGGGGTGGCGGGGAGTGGGGGCGCAAACTCCGGCGGCGGGCTGGGGACTAATGGCGACTGTCCTTGAGCTTGCCAAGCAGATGGCGTCACAGGGGGTCACGCGAGAGCGGTTCAATGAGATCCTCGGCGGCTTCGGCATCGATCCCACAGCGCCAGGCGTTGAGGGGATGGCTATCACCGACCAGGTTGCGTCCGTCCCGCTTATGCAGCACGAGGGCGCCTCGGCACTTAGGCTCAAGCCTCCTGAGCCACCCATTTCGTTCGATACGCCGCTGGCGTTCACTCTGCCGCCAGCTCCAGAGCAGCCAGCCTCCCCACCGCTCCCTGGGCCGACGCAGCAGTTGCCGTATGCGACAGATGTGAGGCGACCGTTCGAGGCGCAGCCAGGCGCCCCGGCTGTGCGCAACCAGCCCGTAGAGCCGCTTCCGTCTGGCGTTGCAGACTACATGCGCTCAAGGCCTGTGGAGCAGATGGCGCGTGCGCATCGCAGGTTCGAGGGTCTGCCAAGCCAGTTTGCGCAAGATGTGCGCAAGACCGTTGAGTGGGCTGCTGCGCCACGAGAGCCTCTTGCGCTCGAGCAGGCGCGTGGACTCGAGTCTGGCCTGGACACATACCAGAAGGGGGCTGTTGGCGGCATCCCCGAGCGCGCTGCGGCGAGAGGGCAGGCTGCGCTCACGCGCGCTGGCGCTCTTGCGGGGACGCTGGCCGGTGGCATCACAAGCGCAGCGCTTGAGGGCTACGCGGCAATGAACACCGACGAGTGGGACGGCGACGAGACCATCAGCGTGTTTGGTGTTTCGATGGACCCGGCAGAGCGCAGGGGGTGGAGCAAGAGGTGGGAACTCGAAAACAAGGAGTCTGCGGACCTTCTTGAGGGCATCCTCTCGGACGCTGTCGTGCGCTCTGGCTCGAAGACACTACTTGAAAACGCCGCCGAGAACGCCCTCGAGTTTGCAGAGGCGACATACGAGATCCTCTCATGGATGTCAGGCGGCAACATACCAAAGGAGTTCTGGGAGGAGTCCACCGCATCTGAGCGCAAGAAGGTGCTCCTGGATATGGGCGGCATGGAGGTATCCCAGGGACGTGGCCAGCACATCCTTGAGGAGGAGGCGACCAAGCGATGGCCTGAGATGAGCAGGGAGATGGTGGCCTTCGTCCAGGCGCTGTTCAACAAGCCGGGGGATGTTGCAAAGGCGTACCCCATTGTCACTACCGCGATGGTGTATCCGATTGCACGACGCCTTGGCGTCCCGCTGTCCAAGGGTGCCGCCAACTGGGGCCGCAAGACATACAACGCCATGAACAGATACGCCGACTCTGGGCGAAGAGGCGCTGGGGCGACACGCGGGGCCGCTGCCGTCATGGACTCAGCGAACGAACTCTGGGCCCTCTTTCAGCGATGGAAGGTCGACCCCACCCACATGGCAGACCCAGCCATGCGCCCGCTTGCGCATGAGCTCTTGCCGGACCCGAGGCAGTTAGAGCAGGGCGTTAAGGCTCTGGGCCCGCAGCTGGCAAACGCGCTCGACCCTCCACCAAAGCCCGGCGCTGCTATACAGCAGCCGGTCAAGGCGCGTCGTGGCAGGCCCGTGTATGAGGAGTTGTCTCCCGATGTAGTGGTTGCGGGAGAGCCGCCACCTGGCGCAGGGTTCTCGTTCAAAGACGTTCCGGGCGGGGAGTTGCCAGAGGTAGCAGCCACGCGTGCGGCGATGGGCGCTCGACGTGCTGGCCCAGTTGGCCCAGAGGGGGCGCTCATCCCAGAGGTTCTCGAGCGCGGCACCCCGCTGGCCCCGACCGACACCCCGCTGCCCCCGCAGCCGCAGCCGCTCGGCCTGCCTGCGCCTGGGCAAGTGCCTCCTCGTGTTGGCAAGTACACGTTGTCGCCAGAGGCAGAGGCGATTGGGCTGAAACTGCTCGACATGGACACGCCGTGGCTCCGGCAGTTGGCCTCCGATGCGTTCAAGGGGCGCGCTCCGACGCAGTTGGACAGGGCTGCGCTCGCTGAAGCGCTCGCCTACTTGACGGATTCAGTGCGCCACTTCCCAAACCCGCAGAGCGCCCGAGCGGCTCTCATGCAGATGATGGAGAGGGCTGGCGGAGACCCGTTCGTTGCCGCCGAGCGCGCTTTCCGGGCACAAGAGACCCCTGCTGGAGCTCGCATGGTCGGCCAGGCCGAGCGCGTGGTGACGCCAGGGGCAGTGGCAGACCTCCCAGAGGTGGCAGCGACACGGGAGGCGATGGGCGCTCGACGTGCTGGCGCTGTCCCTGATCGTGGAGCGGTGGCGCCACCAGATATAAATGTTCGCGCGCTTAGGGAGCGGGCACGAGCCGCTATCGAGGAGTCCAGGGAGTACAACCGGGCGCTTGTCGACCGGGTCGAGAGGGCGCGGTCTCAGGGTCAGCCACGCGACATCGTCGAGAGGCTGATGGAGGAGGCGCTTGCCGACGAGACTTCGTACTTGCTTAGGCAGCGGGCGCACGAGGCGCAGAGGATGTTGAACGAGGCCGACGCCGCGATGCGCGAGGGGGTTCCCGGTGGGCGCGGCATGGTTCCGTTCGAGGAGCCGCCGGTTACGCCAGAGCCAGCGGTGGTGCGGCCTGGTCACGAGATGGCTCCATGGTATCCCCCCGGTCGAGCGGCATACGAGTCGCCAAAGCTTTCCCCTGGGCTCACCGCTCCGCGTGAGTCGCGTGGCTATAGCTTTGACGAGAAGCCATACACGCTGCAGGCAGACGGTACGTTCAGCCCCTCGAGAAGGCTGACCCCAGAGGGAGCCCTCAGGGACGAGCCTGCCGCGAAGCGCAGTGTTGAGCCCAGGGTTCGCAACCTCAACCAGGAGGTGGTGCGGCTTGTTGAGGACGCCGCCGAGTTCTTTGAGGACAGCCCGCTGTCACAGGTCCCCGGCTTCAGGGCGCTCGCGTTTGAGGAGGCGCAGTTGGCCCTTGAGAACAGGATAGCGAACAACATGCAGGTCGCGTCATATCGCGAGGGCGCAGTCACCCGTATAGCCAACGAGATCGAACGCCGCAGTCGCCGGTCGGTGGACCGGGATTCGATGCGCGCAATCCTCGACGAGGCAAAGGAAGGTGGCGTCAACAATGTCAGGTTTAGGTATCAAGATGTGAACGGAAAGCCTGGCGAGATCTCTGTGGTCGACGCGATGGCCAGATACATGGACGCAGACCCTGAACTGGCCGCGCTAGTGCGCAGGCCCATGGCGATTGCGAACATGAGGCGTCTCGCCATCACATCTCGCAAGCTGTCTCACCAGAACACAGCGCTCAAGTCGATTCGCGACTGGCACCCGGAGGGCTCCTCCTTCGTTCCCGAGGGAGGGGTTCCCCGCGCCGGAAGGATAGACATGCAGAGCGCGGCCAAGTCGGCGCCCGACATCCCGTCTGAACTGCAGCACTTCATAGACAGGTACGTGGACACGGCTGAACTGCCTCCGCTTGCTCGGAACTCTCCGTCCGCCATCCTGAAGTACGCCAAGGATAACAATATCAATGTGCCGTCTGCCCTTGTGCGCAGGCTTAACCGTCTTAAGCTGGTGCCCCCGGAAATGCTCGAGGCGTTTGGGCTTCAAAAGCCCGCAAACCTATCACCCGAGCGCGCGGTGCGGACGCCCGACCCTGTGCTGCTGGACTCGGACCCTGTTATTGGAAGGGTGAAGCCAGAGTTGTACCTGAAGGACGACTTGCTCAACTCCGCGCGCTGGATATTCACAGACGAGGGCTGGGCGAGCGGCGTCTCACCGTCCATGTCTTGGACGCGGACCGTCCCGTTCTTCAAAGGTCTCGCGAACTACACAAAAGCAGCCCGCGTAGCCCTTAACCCCAGCTCACACGCAAACGCGTGGATATCAAACGCTGGCGCTGCGGCACTGAAAAACAGAGACCCGCTGGCGTTAGTCAAGGCGTTGGACTGGGCGCTCGATTATAAGCGGTGGCAGGCAGGGCTTCCAACAAAGCGCCCGGCAGAGTTCTTCGAGGCCATCAGCCGTGGCGATATCCTCGACAGTTCGTTTGCGGCGGTCGAACTGAAGAAGTCCGGTCTCCTTGACATTGCCACTGGTGACGCGTGGCTCAAGAAGGTTACAAAAAGAGGACTGCAGATCGCAGACCTCCCAACGAAAACCGTAGGTCGCCTGTTCGACCTGCCAGACAATGTGTTCAAGGGGTGGGACACGTTCAACATCATGGAGAAGTACCTGCGCGAGTGGGACACCCTCCCAGAGGGGAAGCGCATGTCTGTGCCGGTGGGGCGTGGGCGGGAGATCACCCTGGTCAAGAAGAAGCCATCCCAGTCCGGCAAGTCGAATGCGTATTCGAACGGGAAGCAACTGACCCGGCCCCAACTGTTGGGGATATTGGCGCGCTCTGGCGGGGAGATCACCGCGCGCACCTTTGTTAACTTCAAGGACGTGCCAATCATTCAGATCGCAAAGCGGAATACGCCCGAGTGGGACGCGCTCTTCGGCTCCCCGTTTAGCGGCTGGCGTTCTGTGACGACGACCGTGCCGGGCAGGCAGGGCATTGTGGGTGAGATCCTGGCGGGCCCGGTGTCGCGCGGCTCAACAAACTACAAGCCGCTGATGGTAAAGAGGGCGGCAGAGGCAGCGTCTCACGGCGCACTGATGTCATCCGTCATTGGCGCGGAGGCTGCGCAGCTTGATGAGAAGGACGAACTCTTCAGAACAGCGTCAGCCTGGAGCCCGGAAGAGGCAAAGCCCATCCTCATGGACCCGACGGGGGAGGAGGGCGTGTATAACGTATGGCCGATGGGCAACGCGAACCCGCACGAGGACATGGTGGACACGCTCAGGATGCTTGAGTTCGGGCGCTCGGCTGTCGACTTCGGGCTTGGGTACATCGACCCAACCGAGCTGTCATATCTCAGGCCAGAGCAGGTCAAACAACTTGGCTCTGCCACCCGCGAGGACTTGGCGAAGATGAGCGCTGGCGACCGCGCTCTGTACAAGGCCGCCAAGGGATTGTCTGACAGCACCGTGCAGGGCACAAACGTGGGCTGGAAGCGCGCCTTGGACATGGCGTATGTCGGCGGCTCCGCTATTGCTGACGCATACGTCGACTTCGCGGAGGCTAAGGGGATGCCGGGGTCGAGCAACGCCGCCATCATTGCCTTCATAACAAAGACAGCGATGCGCACGTTTGTCCCCGGATATATAGGCAAGGGGGCCTCGGCGTATTACGAGTGGCGGATACCAGACATCAAGAAGCTCCGAGACAAGGTGCTTGCTGATGACAGCCTCAGCGCCTACGAGCGAGATGAGGAGGTTGCGCGTTTGGACAGTGAGATCGGGATATCCAGGTGGCTTGCGGGTTACAAATACCGCGCTCCAATAGAGACGCCAGGGGGCGGGGCGTTGGAAAGGGCGTCGACCGGCTTCATCACCGTCATGCTCGACCACATGTTCAACATGCCCCGCCATGAGCTCATGATCGGGGACAAGTCTAAGACGGACGAGGCGCTCAAAGAGATGAAGAAGCGCGCCATCTCAGCCGTGATGGATAGAACGGCCAAGCGCCTCAAGGGGTACGACGAGGACATCGGGACTAAGAAGCGCAAGATCGGCCGACTCACGGCGGGACCAGAGAGAAGCGCGCTGTCCACAGAATATGACAACCTGAAGGCGGCTAAGAAGCGGCTCAAAGAATCAGTGGAGAAGCTAGAGTTCTACCTCGACCAGGAGTTTGATGCGCGCAGGGACCTCCTGAAAGACCAGTCGAGGCTCGACGCAATCCTGCATGAGGGCACACGGAAGCACACCAGGGGCACCGAAAAGCGGTGGGAAAAAGGACGCTTGGACTCGGAAACGAGAACAAAGATGGGCCGGATAAGAAGCCCGGATAAATGGAGACAACTGAGATGACATCACTCATACCGGAAGCGCTGGCCAACTACGCCGAGTCGTGGCTGGGCGCCAAAGAGAAGACCAGCAACCGTGGGCCGGAGGTCGACTTCTTCGTTCGCGTGGCTGGCGGTCGTCCCTCGTCCAGGCCACCGTGGTGTGCCTACTTCGTCACCTTCTGCTGTGACGCGCTGCGTCGTATGGGCTTCGAGCTCCACCCCGTCAGAACAGGGCGCGCGGTGAACCACTGGCTCAAAGCAGACAAGTCCAGGCGCATCGCCCGAGACGACATCTGGGACATCGAGCACCCCCGAGGGCTCATCTATGTCCGCACCCGCACATCGAAGCCAACCAACGACGCGAACAAGGTGCGCCGTGGCATCTCCCGCACAGGTCATGTGGGCATCATCGTTTCTGTGGACGGTGACACCATCACAGGCGTGGCTGGCAACTCGAGCGGTGCCGGTCACTCGGCCGGAAGCGGTGCCGTCTGCCATGAAATAATCAAGAAGGGAGACAGAGCCTACGAGCGTATCGTAGGATTCATCTCCGTGACCGACCTACCCGTGGAGGAAGTGTGAAGAAGCTCTTGTTTGACTGCACCGCAGCCCTCGCCATCGGCATGCTGCTCATGATTAGCGCTGGCGGATGTGGCTCCAACTACACCCTGAAGAAGGGCGGCTGGGTCATTGAGAAGGACGACGCCAAGGGCACGTGCCTGACCGTGCACGGAGATGGTGACCCAGAGGTGGTGGTGGTCTGCATCCTGGCGCCCGAGCCGGTGAAGCTCCCGAAGTCGGTCCTCGAGGCCGCTTGCCCCAAGTGCGCTGAGTGTCCCGCGCCAGCCGCAGCACCCGCACCGGCGGAGGAGAAGGCTGATGGCGCTGAATGATAAGGAGAAGGATGCCCTTGGCTGGGCGCTCCTTGTGCCTGGTTTCCTCCGGATGGTCGGTGACCTGACTGGCGAGAAAGGCTTCCGCGAGGCTGGGGACAAGCTTTCCCAGGTGCCAGCGGACAAGATCGCAGAGGTCATGGGTGCGCTCCGCACCGACTGCGCCAACATCGAAGAGGGGACCATGGAAATAGGCGAAGGCATCGCCATCGAAGTGGTTGACGGATGATGCTGGCAGATGTCGCAGCTGGGTCGCAGGGGGCGTTCAATAACGCCCTCTGGCAATACCCCGTTGCGGCCCTGCTACTGCTGGTTGTTGGTATGTTTTTGCGGCACCTCACCAAAAGTGAGGAGCGCAACCAAGATGACAGGCGGCAGATCCAGTCAGCCTTCGCAGACTCCCTCAAAAACGACCGCGAGGAGCTCAGTGGTGCGCTCGACCGGATGGGCGACCGGCACCAGGCTATCAGCGAGTCCTTCAACCGCACCATGAGTGAGGCAACGCAGCACCACAGCACCATGCAGGCGCAGATCATAGACGCGCTAGCGTCGGTGAAGAAGAAGGAGTGAGGCTCAGGGGGTTTGACAGCGGGTGCCTCCCGCTGCGCTCTATCTGAGCGCGTCTCTACGCCACCTTTTTAGCACCTTCATGCCCTTGGGCGATGTGCCGGTACACCTGGGCTCACCGAGCCTGTCAGGGCGCCTCCAGAAGGGGCCCCTGTTCACGCGTATCCACGCCAGCTTCCACCGGTCGCGCACGTTGGGGCAGTATCTGTGCACTGTTCGCTCTGTGGTGACGATGCGGCCGAGGAATACATGCGCGCTCGCGATGGGGTCTGTGCGGTCGTAGATAAACTGCTCGGCCCAAGGCCACAGTTGCAGAAGTCCCACTGCCTTGCCGTTGTCACCGATTGCTCGCGGGTTGAACCTGGACTCGTGTGATGCCTTGGCCAGGGTCATCCCGCGCAACCGCTCCGGGATCCCAGCCAACACCTCCACATGCAGCAGTCGATGGGCCAGGCCCTCGGTCGCTCCGAGCTCCACGGCACGCTCGACGTAGCTCTCGAGTAAGATCTCGAGCTGCGAGGTGCAGCACGCTGGGCACCTGGCGCAGCTGTCGGCAATGTAGTCAGCCTGCCATGAGTTAACGAGGAGTGCGGCGGCGAGCAGTAGCGTGTTCATGGGACCTCAAATAGGTAGGGCCCCGGCAGCACGGGAGGATAGTCCGGCCGCAGAGACCCAGTTCGCTAGACCACTAGCGGGGAGATTAGAAGGGGATGTCGTCGTCGTTGTCAACAGGGTGGTAGTTCGCATCTTGAGATGGTGCACCGGCGACAGCTCCCTCAACGCGCCTGCCACCAGTCGACCCCTTCATGCGCGCCGTGATCTTGACGGTCGGGCTGTTGATGTCGTTGAACACCCCGCCATCGTCACGCAGCCGCTGGTCGTAGTCACCGGTCACGGCAACCGCAGTACCCTTCATGGCCTTGTTCATGAGCCACTCTTGCTCACGCTCCTGCCAGACGGACACCCGGTAGAAGGTGGGCCGCTCGGCCCCCTCCTCGCGCACGTACCTGCCGACCGCGATTGTGAACGAGACAACAGCGCGCCCGTTGGACGTAGTCTTCCTCTCCGGGTCTCTCACCAGGTTCCCGGTGACGAATAGCTTGCTGATATCACCCATTACTGCTGCCCTCCTTGATGGCCCTCTCCACGAGGGCACGGACGAACTTGCTACGGTCCAGTGTGCGCCCGAGCGCGTCGGCTTTGTTGATGCTGTCGATGTGCTTGTCCATGACATCCAGAAATGCCTTCGGCACCCTGATGTTCATCACCTGTTGTTCGTTGGCTTTCATGACCCCTCCGGGTTGTTCGCTATCCACTCGTTGAAATGCTTACGCGTAACGCTGCGACCGTCAGACAGGCCAACGAGCAGGCGCTCGACTTCGGCCCTGTCCATGGCACTCAGCCGCCCCTTTCGATACGCCTCTGTGTACCGGCTCACCACCTCATATTCGAGCCCCAACTCTTTGAGCTTGGGGAAGACCCACTTCAGGCCCCCGTCCTTGAAGTCCTTGGAGTGCTTGGCCTTACGCGACGTCTCCACTGCGGCGTTGCCGTCGTCGTCCTCGTCCGCGACGATGCCAAGGATGGCACTGAGCGCGTAGCGTCGGGCGTAGGTGATGCCCGAGCCATAACCATGCACGTTGTTCTTGGTCGCGATGATGCGCGTCTCGGTGCGCAACCACTCACCGCTCTCGTGCCCAAGCATGGTGATCACCACATCCCCATGCACAAGCTGCGGCACAGCCAGCCCAAACTCGCAAGCGCCACGCGCGGCTTCGGTCACGCTAGACAGCCCGGCATACTTGGACTTGAAGTGCGGGTTGGTCCCGTCCATCACAGCGGTTGGCCTCGTTGCTTGGAAGGCAGCAAGCGCTTTGAACAGCTTGGGCCCCCCAACACCTGTGGTGATGTGGCTCACGTTGTGAGCGTTGCCTGTGGTCTCGTCTCCCATCAGTTCTTCTCCAGTTTGAACCCGAGTTTGTCGGGTTGGTTATCAATGAGCCACTGGAACAGCGGCAGGTAAACGCTCTCATGGAGCGGGTGGTCGGGCAGGTTGGCGCGCATCCGCACCAGCGCTGCCCAGTTCTCAATCTTTCGCATCCATGTGTCCATGCCGCTCATCGCCCACCCCCGATATCGGTGGGACGAAGCGCCTGGGCCAAGTCCTTGAACAGTCGGTCGACCATGGTCTCCTCTCGGTAGTCCGGGTCGATGGTGTCGAGCAGGTGGGTGAGCTCTGACCGGGCCTCGAAGAGGTCCTCGTCCTCAATCCATCGCGCGATGCTCCTCAGAGCGGTGATAACTTGCTGCATATCCATGGTCTAGCCCTCCTCGCGGTTAGCAATGTTGCGTTTGAGCATGGCGGTCGCCAAGCGCCCTGCGAGCTTGCTCTCTGGCCCCATCAGGTCGTGGCTCGTCCTGTCCCTGACAACGTCGGCAGTGATGCGCTTGCCTGCGGCCCTCGGCCGCCCTCCCCACGTGCCGTTGTTGATGTCACGTATCATCGCATCGTGCTTGTCACACAGTTCGCTGATGGCATCCGCCACCGGCAAGCCGAGTTCGGCCGCCTCCGCAATCGTGCGCATGAACTCAACGAGTTCCGCTTGTGCCTCGAATCGCCCCGCCACATACGCCCCCTCTGGGTTGTTGAGAAGGACGACGCGCTCAATGTTGAGTTTAGGTGTGCTGCTCATGGTCTAGCCCTCCTCGGCTTTGATGACGCCCTTGGTGCGCCAGGTGGTCCACTCTCCGGTCTCGTCGCAGATGGTGCGGTGCACCAGCTCCAAGTACACGTCGCCCGCCTTCACGGTGCCGTCCTTGTGGTCGACGCGCGCGGTCCTGCGCTTGGCAGACACGCACTTGTACCAAGCACGGTCGTAGTAGTCGTACTCGTACCCGTTAAGGGCCAAGTCGAGCCGTGGCTCGCGGTCGTACGGGTTGTCCTGGTCGGGCTCCGGGACCTCGAAGTCTCTCGACTCGCGGCCCCCCGCTCGCGGTATCCCGCGCTCGCTGTAGTCTCGTATCCCTGGCACGATGGCCTCCTGTTAGTGGTCTGGGGCGCAGTATACGTAGCGTATACCGGCCGTCAATAGACAAGACGTGCAGTGTGCACACAATCGGACAAGGAATCAGCCGATCGCACGGCTGCTCAACTCCTGGAAGGCGAGGGCGGCTTGCGCTGGGCACACCCCGTTGCCAAGGAGGCGAACCCGGTCCACCCGATCGGGAGCCCCATAAGGGCCTCCAGGAACTCCGGGTTGAGGACCACCGGCACGGGTCCACCGTCGCCAGCCTTCGGCGTCGTCGGGACCTGGTGGAAATGATGCCGCACAAAGTTGGGCAACTGCTCCCCCTTGGTGCCCCCTCCCCTCTCGCTGTAGGGCTTGAGGTTGCCCCCCTTGTGGTCCCGCGCACATGGCGTCGGCCATTGCCTCATCGCGTCCGTTAGGCTCGTCCCTGGGTGCATCACCCCCGTCGTCGTCGTGTGTCGCCCGGAGCTTCGGCAGTCCGACACTGCTGGAGTCGGCCACCTCCGTGCCATCGTGTTGAGGCTGGGCTTGCCCGCTGTGGCATAGGTCGACCCGTCCCCCCTGCGCCCGTTGTTGGTGGTGCCGTAGCTGCTCGCGGTTGGAGTAGGCCAGGAGGAAGAGCCGTGTGCGTCGGTGCGGTGCTCCAGCGTCGGACGCTTTGAAACAACCCCACTCCGCATCGTACCCCATAGCGGCAAGGTCTCGAAGCATGACACCGAGCCCTCGCTTGCGGAGTCCGGGCACGTTTTCGAGGAAGACGACGCCGGGCCGGACTTCCCCGATAATGCGAGCGACATCTGCCCATATCCACCGCTCGTCGTCGGTGTGCTTGCGCTTTCCGGCGGTGCTGAAGGGCTGACACGGAGGGCCACCGCAGAGGATATCCACGCGGTCACGCCACGGCTTGCCGTCAAAGGTGGACACGTCAGTCCAGATAGGAGCCTGAGCCACGGCGCCCGCTTGCATCTGCGCAACCAGGTTTGCGATGGCGAAGGCTTCCCTTTCGACCATACAGACCGCGCGAGCGCCTCCGAGAGCTCGAGAAATGCCGTGCTCGAGCCCTCCGTAGCCGGTGAAGAGGCTGAGAATTGTGGTGGTACGTGTGCCCATGACATTACTCCCCCCCGCAATCGACGCAGTCGACCGCGCCGGTCGTCGTGTCGAGACGGAGAGCCCCCCCGCCACAATCCGGGCAGCTCTCGGTCTCGGCAGTGGCCTTGGCGATGGCCCTGTGTGCCTCACAAAGACAGCACTCAGCATCAGGCGCATGGCCGTCTATATGGTCGCTGGTGAGGGTGTAAACCATCACCATGTGCTTTAAGGCTGCGAGTAGGTCAGGGGCAGCGTCGGCGAGGCGCTCCTTAGCAGCCTCTTCCGCCCACATCGCACGCCCCGCGCGCCCCGCCTCGGTTGCCTCACACATGAAGTAGTGGCCGCCGTGGCGCTGGTCTTCGCGCTCGTCTTTCCCGCAGTCCTCACAGGTGTGATAGTCGAGGATGATTTTGTCGGCCACCGGCCCGGCAAACTCAAGGCTGACCAAGGGGCCGCCCTCCTTTGACCACGGGTATTTGCTGGCGAGGCTCTTCATGGCCGCGTAAGGGGTCGGCCCAGAGGCGCACGGGGTGCCCTTGATGTACTCCTGGGCCGGGCTGCGAAGGGGCAGCCATGCCTCATAGTATGTCGCTCCTGTCCTGCCGCAGGTTGCTGGTCCTTGGATGATGACGTCTGTGGTGATGGTTTCCATGGTCTAGCCCTCCTCAGTCATGCAGGTATTAACGTCTTCCCCACGCTCCAGGCAGTCAAACAGCTGGTGGGGCTCCCAGAGGTCTGCGATGCGTTCTAGGGCACACAGGGGCGCCCCTTCAGTGATGCCCGGCATGGTCTCCGCCGGGATTTCATACAACACACCGTCAGGCGCTTCGATGATGGCCCATCCGCCTTCGATTCGATCGACGATCGAGCACTTGTGTGTGATGCGCGGCATCTGGCGAGCGGGTGGGACGGTCGCACATCCCTGTGCGAGCAGTAGGACGGCTATGGTCAAGCGTTTCATTGATAGTACCTCTGTTGAATCGTGCAGAATCGCACGCCACGAGACCCGAGCATCCTCAGATCCCGTACGCGTGAGAGCCTGTGCTATCGGCTTTCAAACGCGGTAAGGTCTTCACATGTCACGAGGCTAGCGTGGCATGCCTGCGCGTACCCAAATATGCGTGACCTCACGTCCGGCGCTGCATCTTCACTGTCCCCACATATGCCTTCACCACTGCCACCGCACTCGGATCGCACGATGGGCGCATCGCACAGGGGACACACACACCCCATGATGGTCGCGATCTTATCAGCCCAGAATTGGACCGGGCGTGACCGGTCATGCGCGTATGTGTAGGTCAGCGCAGGCGTCCCTTGCTGGTAGGTGTAATTCCCGCCGTGCAGCGATAGGGTGATCTGTGGGTAGTTCGGGTAGCCCTCTGACGTCACCACAACGAAGGGGTCGCAGCTGGTCGGGTCTCCGCCGACCGTCACGATCCCACCGTGGCCTATGCGGGCGGCGAAAGGGAAGTCGTCGTCGCCGTTGATATGGTCGTGGATCTGGATGTCTGTACTCATTGATAGTACCTCTGTTGAATCGTGCAGAATCGCACGCCTGGCGCCCCATCCAACGGAGAGGGCACCCGCGCGTGAGAGCCTACGTTCGGCTAGCGTAAGAGCCGTATTTCCCAGCCCCGACCGTGGACGTATTCGGCCTTGAATCCCAAGCGCCACACGTCCAATTCGGCGCAGATCTTAACCATGGTTTCGATGTCGTCGGCGTATATGATGCTGTTCATGTTTCTACCCTCTTGAAAGCCGCGCAGAATCGCACGCCATGAGACCCGATCTAGGCGATCGGATCCCATCCGCGTGAGAGCCTACGCAGCTACCGCGAAGCCGGTCGCGATGATTGCATCACGTTGGCCATTGTTCGCGTACTTCATGCGAAGACCGATCACGACACCGTGTTGACCATAGCTGTCGCTGATGGGCGCGCCAGTGGTCGGGTTATCCTGCATGGGCCAGACATCGTGGAGGTCCCCATCGATGACCGGCGCGCCGTGCCACGTCTTGGGCAACGGCTCTCCCTTGGCCACTGTGAAGACCACTGCCACCGGATAACCCTTGGCCACCCATGCACGCGCGAGACCGTCTGAGCGCTTGGTGTCCTTCCGAGAGAATGCGCGCAAGGTGCCATCGTCACGACGCATTGCGGCCGATACGGCCGTGTACCCGTACACCATGTCCACGTCTGACCCTTGGCGGCCGTCCTGATAGTCGGTGGCCACGTCTGGACGGTATGCGAGACCGTAGCCTAGTCGGTCTGCCTTACGTCGTGCGGCTGCGAGTTCGTGAGCTTCTCGCGCGTCGAATAGGTCTCTGCAGTAATGCCGCAGAATCGTGCGCCCCAGACGCGCGAGAAGGTGCCCATCGAATTCTAACAGAGCGGAGATAGCGGCCTGACCAGTGGCATTGCCAACACAGACCGCTCGGCATGCTGTGGTGCTACCTGCACAAGCGTTATGCCCCTTGATAAAAGGCGCAGACTCATCAGCTGGCGACATGGTCAGGCCTACTGTGAGCACACCTATTGTCTTCCCAGACTTGTCCAGTTTGGCTTGATTGACGCTCAGAAGCTTGCGCTTCCCGTTGGCAAGCATGGCAGCCTGCCAAGCTACGGCCATCGCAGGATTGACGGCCCAAATGGCCTTCATTTCCACTGCTGTTTTCTTGGTCTTGAGCGAGGCGAGAAGTGTGATTAGCTCGTCAGTGATAACGGTCTGCATTGTGGTCTATCCTCCTGCGCATCCCTGCGCGTCTAGTGGTCTCAGTCTTGCGACTGCGCCAGAACACGACGTGTGCCGTGCGCTGGAACGTGGCAAGGCTACAGGCTCATGGCCTGTCGTCTTCTGATGATGCGAGCGGCCGCGATTGCATGGTCAACGCTGCCCCACGTACCGAGCACTTCGATACGGTCGTTGTCATCCTCGACATACCAACGCCGGACGATGGAGTAGCTGCCGTTCTCATCATCAAGCAAGTAGCACCCACCATCGGTTCGGTTGGCAGTGCCTGCAATGTCGATGTGCCACGCGCTAACCGACCAATCGCCGTTCAGGCCACAGCTGGGGAACGGAACCCGCGTCTCATAACTGACAAGCCCAGTCCACTTGCACACTGGACGCTTGGCATGGTCTGCGAGTGCCTTGTCCAGTTCGTTCAACTCGTCCATCAGATCGTCACGGAACGGCCCGCGTCTGGTGGAGTCATGGTAGAGACTCATCAGGTCTTGCCAGCGCTCGCGAGCATCGCCCATGCCACAGTCACAGTCCGTGTCACCATGGTGAAGCATGCAGTCATAGTCGTGGTGCTTGGTGTCAATCTTGGTTGTCATGTCGTATCCTCTCGGTTGCTAGTGGTCGTGCATAGGCGCACGGTGTAGAGCCCGAGCGATGCTCAGGCGCTACCCCTTGCCTCTATGCGGCCCAATTGCGCTTGGTCGGTATGAAGTGACCGATCGGCCACTCCTGCACCGTCTTGTGGATACGCCCCGTTGACGTGCTAACCCGTCGCACTCGGATGAGGCCTGAGCGCTTCGAGACACCCTCGTACACGTAGTGTCGCCAGCCACACGAACGGGCCCAGCCCTTATCGCGGTATAGGCTCTGCCCCTTGGCGTATGCGCCATTCTCAGCGATGGCCTCTGACAGCGCGAGTAGGTCGTCTGTCGAGGCTACGATCTCGGCCCCGTTATCACCACAACCACAGATGAACGTTGTCTCACCGTGGGCGTATCCGCGCGACTTGCTGTCGTCGTCGACCTCTACCCAGTAACCGAGCGCCTCAAGGTCTCGGATGATGCGCCAAGGGAGGCGTTCGCTTGCTCTGAGTCCGATCGTGCTTCGCGGCCAGTGCGGAAGTCGGTCATCGCGGATGTCGATGCCACACCGTGCGATCTCGGTTGCGATGATGCGTAGGGTTTTCATGTCGTATCCTCTCGGTTGATGGTTCTTCCCCAACCCATGTCCCCGGGTCGGAGGCAACCGCGTTTGCTGTTGCTTCCTCAGGGTGCCTGAACATATTCACACTGTCAACACAGACGTATGCACAACAGGGAAGAAGAGACCGCACCTGGCGAGCAGTGCAACGAATAGCCACAATCACCGAAAGTGCGAAACGGTACGCACCTTGACGCAATCGTGATCAGGGACCAGTCTAGCGTTCATGACTGTTCTGCCTGAGGATGTGAGAGCGTACGGACCTGCAGCTGCGATCGTACTGGCCTACCTACGGAAGATCGGGCTTGCGTGTGACGTTTGGACACTCGCCACGTTCACCGAGATAGGACGCCAAGTAGGCATGACCAGAGCATCGGCCACGAGAGCCATCCAGACACTACAGAAGGGGCAAGCACTCAAAGTCAGACCCTTCAGACACAAGCGCAAGATGATGCTCCGCATGGTCAAGCGCTCTGATGCGAGCGCCAGTGAACAGACGAACACGACGCAAGTAGGCCAGGGTTCAATCGCTCAGGAACCCCCCTCACTAGAACGACTAGACTCCGTGAGGTCTATCTTGGACGCAGTCGGCTGACGCCAGGGACTGCTGTGGGCCGTTTGTGAGACTGCCATCGCGAGTTCCTTATTGCGGGCCCCTGGGTGTGCTCTGGGCTCTGGGCCAGGCTCGAGCAAAGGCCCCTCCCGTCCAGGCCAGGGGGGGGTAACCACCCCGTCCCCCCGTCTCGCCCCGCTCGACGCCTAACCTCCGGTCGCTGGCAAATTCTGAGCTCGTGCCCTTACCCCAGACGTAGAAAACCCCAGGCACCGGTAACAAGGTACGCCCAGGGTAAGCCTCCGGTGCGTAGCAGCGCACAGGTGGCAGCGAAGGCAGAATCGGACAAGGAGTTAACCCGGCCCTCGCTAGCAGTCCGCCCGTTGGAAGCGAGCTTCCGAGGCGGCGTTGCCGACGCGAGGGTAGCATGTGCACTCTGAGTGGTCAACTTCAGAGCAGCATAGCGTTTCTCCATCGTCTCCCTCTTTGAAATTAATAAAGTGAGAGAGACGTCGAAGTACCGCAAAGCAAATGCTGCAGTATAAGGTAAGTAGGGGAACCACCCTCGTGCTTCGCCCTCGGTTGCGTATTAGGGGCAACGGCAAGCTCTCTCGCTCGCTCATCCGCTACGCGTGTGCTCCGCGTTTACGCTACGCTCGAGAGCTTGCCTGATTTCTCAGGGATTGCAAGTTGACCATGTTTCCGGTTCGTGGTACGCAGGTCAACAGTGGTACTGAGAGGAGGATAGGTCTGTGCTACTTCTTATGTGCGTCGAGGAGCGCTTTGAGTTCGCGATCGTAGGCGATGCCTTCGTCGGTCTTTGGTTTCCAGGAGTCGTAGACCTTCTGGAGTTCAGCTCGGAGTTTGTTCTTGGCGACTTTCTTACGTTCGCCTGGTGCTCCGATGGTGATGACGAGTGCTCCGTGGGGTGTATCTTTCATGTCGTAACCTTGTTTGGCGGGTGTTTACTTGAGCATCCGAAACTTGAGTTCTTCGGTAAACCGTTGTTGTTCCGGCGTCACATCTCCAGCGGAGGGGTCACCAGCGAGCGCTCTGGCCGCCACGGTTTCTCTTACGCTCTGCTGTGGGTCATACGGCGCTGGGTAGGCTGGGTAGTCCATGCGCTGTTGCTGTTCCGTGAGCGGGAAGTTCTCTCTGGTCGGTCTCGCTGCCTGGTTCTGCCTCATGAAGATGCGAGCGCTCTCGTTCCTGTAGACGCTTTCCCGTTCCGCCTGGCTGAGTGTCGCGAAGGGGTTGAAGACGACGCTGTTGTCTGGCGCAGCGTACGCAGCAACGCTTGGGTTGTGCCGGAAGAACTCGACTTCGCTCGCGCTGGGTTGTCTGGTGGGGGCAGCCATCTACTTGTTAAACCCTTTGAGTGTCTTGGCGAGTCTGGCTCGTTGGCCGAGCTTGCCTGGCTTCTTGGCAGCCGCGTTGAGCTTCTTGGCTGGGATCTTCTTGCCAGCCGGTGTGTCGAGCTCTTCGCGGAGCGCTCCCGGCTTCTTGATGGCTTTCTGAATCCAGCCCTTTGCGGCCTTCTTCCGTTGTTCTGCGTAAGCCATCAGGAGTCCTCCTCGTGATCGGCGGCGTTAATCAATACTACCCGACACCCCCGGAGGCTGTCTTGCCCTTGTTGGCCTGGTTCCTCCGGCGAGGCGTGTCGGCCCTCGGCGATGTCGTAGACCCAGCTGCCGGTATGGGTGCTTTGCCATTGTGGCTCGCTCCCCTCGGCGCACACTGGCACGCCTACGATATCGACCCAAGGTTCCGTGACGCGCTCGGCGGGGTGCCTGGCGTAAAGTCTGTGAGCGTCCAGGACAGTCTCTCGAGGCTCTGGCCACCACATAGTCACGTCGTTGCAAACCCACCCTACGGGCGAGAGCTCATCCGGTTCGTCCACCGCATCGAGGAACACTGTCGGTACTGGCACACCCTGGGAGCAGTGCTCACGCGGGTCACCTGGTGGGGAGAAGGAGACCGTGGGATCGTCTACAGCCCAGACGTCCTGCTCTGGATCGAGGGTCGGCTTTCGTTTACGGCGGATGGTCACTCGGACACCTCCAGTCACTGCTGGGCCATATGGCTTCCTCAGCCTAGTGATAGCACGCAGATAGAGTGGGTGCCCAAAGGTAAGCCAACAGTTGAGCAGCAAAAGGAGCATCGCAGGATGCTCGGTCTTCCCGATAACCAGCTAGAGCTATTCAAGGAGAGTGCAGATGAGTGATGTAAAAACGGCGAAGAGTGTTACGAAGTGGTCACCTGGGCAGCAGATGGCGATGCCTGCTATGGGCGCTGCTGTGTGCGCTTGGGTGGACGCGGGCGACCTTATTACCGACGCAAAGAACGGTAAGCAGGTCGACTTCGAGTCCGCGCTCGGTGACGCATACGCAGCCCTTGGTGATGTGATCGAGGAACTCCAGAGCCTGACGGACGATCTCGACGGCCTCTTCGTCGCTGAGAAGGCGCTGTCTGGCAAGATCGAGCAACTTCTCACGTCCTCCACGGGGGTTCGCCGTGAAGATGCGTGACATCTTTGCGGTTGCTGCGCGTGGGCATGATACTGTGGAAGTTGGCGCTTCGCGCTGGCCAGTGCCGAAATCGGTCGCCCACCTGTGTACACCTGCTGCAACCTTGTCGACGTTACATGGACTCAAGCTAGGAGGTGATCAGTGCCCATGTGGGCAGCCGGTCGAGGCATCCTCCCTCTGTCCAGCGTGTCGTCGCCCCTACCAGACCCCGTGTTGCACTGATGGTTGCGGTGAGTGGGTGCAGCCGGGCCCTCGAGACCGGGGCGGGTGGTACGCTCCGACTAGTCAATGTGTGCCGTGTGTCGAAAAGGCCGAGAAGTCCCTTCGAGAGAGCCGGTTGAGCTACGTTCCACGACGGCTGAAGGAGGCTGCGGCCGACTACGAGCGCCGACCTGGCCGCGAATCGGCTGACCAGGCGCTATATGGGTGGCTAAGCGGAAACCCGGAGGACTCGGTCTGGATTTCAGGGCCCAGGAAGAGCGGAAAGTCCACCGCTGCGGCCCGTGCGGTCATCAAGATGGTCATGGGTGAGCGCTCCAAGAGCCTCATGTGGCTGGAATACGAGGATTTTGTCACCGCGTCCAAGCGCTGCTACATGGATGACTCCGCAAAGCAGTGGAAACTCATCGATAAGGCCATGCAGTGCGAGCTTCTCGTGTTTGATGACGTGTTCCCGCTCGCGAGGACGACGCCTGATGGCAGGATCTTGGGTGTCGAGCGCCTCAGCGGGCACGCTGCGCAGACCTTGTGCGACATGTTGCGCAAAAGGCTGCATAACGGGCGCCCGACGGTGTTTACCTCGGTGCATACGGCCGAGCAGGCGCTTGGACACCTCGGTGAGCACGTATTGAACTGGTGGGAGGGGGTTGGAAGCAGTGGCACCATTAAAAAAGAAGGATAGGCGCGCGGGCCCGCTCAGTCTTGGCGGGTACATCTACCGTCTTCGCAGTGAGCGGGGTATTACGCTGCGGAGGCTGGCGATCTCAACGGGGCTGAGCGCCACATCGCTCTGTCGGCTCGAGAAAGGGGACTATGTCCCGGTGATTCAGAAGGATATCGCTGCGATCGACAAACTGTGGTCCACCCTCGGTGGAGATATGAACCAGATGCTGTACCTGTCCAGGCGATGTCCGCTATGCAGTGGACTTGGCACGCTTAGGGAGTGGACGGAGTGATGCTGCTCCTGGCGGAGCGCAGGGCTTTGCCCTATGCTCCCAACCAATGCCAAGGAGAACGCATGAGCAGTTCACATGAGCCTATCTACTGGGGCAGCGTAGGCGCGAGCCTCGCAGACGCCACCGCCTATACCGTCAACCTGCCCGTGGGCACGACGGAATGGACGGTCGTCAACGTCAACGCCGGGGCCACCAGCATTCTCAGGATTGCTGGCAACAGCACGACGATCCTTACCGCCGGCCTGTGCATCCCAATACCGGCGGGCATGAGCGTCAGCGGGAAGGGGCAGTCCCTGTTTGTCGCCAATGATTCCGGCGGTCCCCTCGGTGTCGCGGTCGCCTGGATGCGCCCCGGCCGACAGCCCGTCATGGACGCTGGCACGGCCACCATCACCGCGCTCTAATGGGCGGACGGCACAGCCGCCAGAAAGGGAAGCGTGGTGAACGAGAAGTGGCAGCGCTCTTTACGGATCGCGGCTACCAGGCCCGACGCGGAGACAGTCAGTCGGCTGGAGCTCGTGAAGCAGACGTCGAAGATACGCAGTTCTGGGTGGAGGTGAAGCGTGGGAAGCGCTGCCCTATCAGAAGGGCAATCGCACAAAGCGAGGGTGACACGGATGGCCGTCCGACCCTCGTCCTCTGGCGCGACGATCGCTCAGACTGGCGAATCGACATGGGTGCTGATACCTTCTTTGCAATACTGGCTTCTTGCGGACCCTCCGACTGGGTCTTACCCTATGAGCCGGACCCGGAGGAACGTGATGGCGAAGACGAAGACGAAGACGAAGGCTGATGTTGAGAAGGAGCTCAAGGAGGCGCTGAGTGCGCTGAAGGATCTCAAGTCGAGCGAAGGCTCTGGCTCGGTAGACCTGTCCTGGCTCCCTGAGAAGTCTCAGAAGCAGAGCGCTTACTTCATTCAGCGCGCCTGTGACAAGCACAAGTGCGAGCCAGACCGCGTCATCGCCGCCGTCATCGCTTGGGCTGCTCTCCAGTCCACCCAGCGGCACGGGATCCACAGGCTGATGCAGAGCATCGAGTTGTCTCTACGATGCAAAATCTAAAGAGCCTCCGTTACGACCAGTCTCCGTCTGGTCCGTTTGTATGGCTTATGGACTCGCTCATGGGTGCCGTCGAGGTGTGCGTAAAGGGAGACCCGTCGCTCACTGAGATCGAGCGCGCAGTTGGGCTCCAGATCACAGCCATACGGGACACGCAAGAAGCGCTCAAGATGCTCAAGCAGCGACGCCTGACCAAGCGCGAGAAGGTGGCGGTCCCGCTGCTCAAGGCGTACCTCGGTATGGTCCGGGGCAACACCCTGGCCAAGACCTGGGAGAAGGGCCTCGCCAAGAAGCACAAGGTGCAGCACAAGATGGACCGGCTCGGCAAAGACACGACCCGGTTCCTCCAGGCGCTCAACCTAGTCAGCCATCCAAAGACCCCGATGCACGCTATCGCCAGAACGGTGGGGAAGTTTAAGAACAATGTCGAAGACTTACATTGATAGATGCGTAGGCCAGGTGGCCGAGCACATGGATACCATCCGCGCGATGCTGACCATCGGTCACACGCGCACGGCAGCAGCAAAGGCCGTTGGCATGAAGCCCACCGACTTCCACAACGCCATGAGGCAGGGGAAGAAGAAGAAGGGGCGTGCGCACGACCTGCTGATTGATGTCTTGCTTGCGGAGGGCAAGGCCCAAGTCAGGCTTGAGAGCATCGTCATCCGCGATGCCGAGGTTAACGTCAAGACGGCGCAGTGGCTTCTGGCTCGGAGGTTCCGGCTCAAGGAACGACACGAGGCTGAGATCGATGTGCTCCGAAAGCTGGACTACAACAAGCTTAACCAGGAAGAGGTCAAGCTGCAGTTGCTCGAGGAGAAGCTGCGCTTGCTCCGCGAGAAGAATGGCTCGGACATGACGTCAGACGATTGGCGGGCCATCATGGCCGAGGCCAAAGAGACCAGTGAGCGCCTCAAGTCGATCCATTGAGGGCGGAGCATCTAAAAGAGATTCAGCGCTGCTCTTGGGACTTCTCCTACTTCTGCCAGAAGTATCTGAAGATATTGAACAAGAGCAAGAAGCTCGTCACGCTAAGGCCTAACCCCATCCAGGCGGACTTCGCGGATGTGATGGATAGCAACCCGTTCACCTACGTGCTCAAGAGCCGTAAGGTTGGCATCTCTACGTTTGTTGCGGCCAAGTTCTTCTGGAAGGCGCTCTTCCGGCCCGGCTTTGAGGTCGCGGTGATTGCGCACAGCGAAAAAGCCGTGCTCGAGAACATCGCGCCCATCTATCACCGGTTCTACGAGAACCTGCCCAAGTTCCTCCAGGTCCCGCTGAAGCATCAGACGGTACACAAGCTTCACTTCGCGCATGACAGCCGAATCATCATCGGCACGGCGAACAGCGAGGGCGCCCGTGGTGGCACGCCGGTAGCGCTGCACTGCTCTGAGTTCAGTCGCTACGAGAACCCCGACGACACCATGGCCGCGCTCTTTAACTCGCTTGGCAACGACCCGGAAGTGGTCCTCGAGACCACCGCGAACGGGATGAACTTTGCCTACACCATGTGGGTTGACGACGAGCTTGAATACCACCGGGTGTTCTACCCGTGGACAGAGGATCCCGACTGCGCATCCCCAAAGCACAAGTACAATACGCCCGATGAGATACAGGACCTTGTTGATGAGTTCGAGCTAACTGACGAGCAGCGCAACTGGTTCACCGAGACATACAGGCTCAAGTGCAACTCGAAGATGAGGATCCTGCAGCAGGAATACCCCATCGTTGCAGAGCATGCGTTTGTGTCTTCAGGCGGCAGGTTCTTCCACGCGTCGTACCCAGGTGTAGAGCCTGAGCGTGGCTATATCACTTACGCAGAGCCGCAGAAGTGGCACACCTATGTGATGGGAGTCGACACCGCTAGTGGAGCAGACAAAGGAGACTACTCGGCCTTTTGCGTCATCGACGTCACTGACTCAAAGAAGATGAAAACGGTGGCAACGTTCTACGAGCGCATCATGCCCCGAGCGTTTGGTAAGCGCGTCTTAGCTGAGGCTCTGAAGTGGAAGGCGCTGGTTGTGCCCGAGGCGAACAGTTACGGCCTCACCATCATCGAAGAGCTCAGGCTGAAGAACTACCCGTACATCTACCACAAGCTCGACCAGAAGGACGGCGAGAACACGTGGACCAAGAAGTACGGCTTCTGGACTGACCGCGCGTCCCGCCCTCTGATGCTGTCTAAACTGTACGAAGCGCTCTACGAAGATGTCTTTGATGGCTGCGATCGGAGGTTCCAGGGGGAGGCGAACCACTTCACCTACTCCTCGAAGGGCAAGCCCGAGGCGCAGAGTGGTCATCACGACGACATGGTTATCGCCACGGCGCTAGCGGTTTACGGGGCCCACCAAGCATCTATCGTGCGCGAAGACCGGATGAACGAGAAGCCTGAGAATATACGCGAGAGCTTGCAGTTCGAGCACAGGACAGGCAGAAACTATTCAGACGACTTCGATGACTGGTATGGTGGCGACGCCAACAAGTCGTACCCTCTGGCAGTAGAGGGGTCATCCTAGCCCGACAGGGCGTTAAACATGCGAGGTAGAGAGTGGGTATCCTGAGCGAAGAACGCTACAATGAGATGGTGAGTCGACTTGAGGGTAATGAGCCCTCGGAAGATGAGGCTGTCGAAGCTCCAGAGGTATCCGCAGATTCGTCCGAGCCCTCCGAGGACGTTAAAGAGGTGGAGAGCGATTCGTCTTCAGACACCGAGGACGTTAAAGAAGAGGTGGAGACGCAGGCGGAAAGCGAAGAGGTCGAAGCTCCAAAGACCCCTGAGCATATTCCCTACAGCCGCTTTAAAGAGGTAAACGACAAGTTCCGTGCGCGCGACAACGATCTCGAGCAGGCGATGAGCCGCATCAGAGAGCTCGAGCAGTTGACGCTGGCGCAGGCGAAGCAGCCGCAGCAGCCACAGCCCGCGAAGGTTGAGAAGACTGACGACGAGTGGCTCGCCGAGATATTCGGTGAGCAGACAGACCCGTCGTCTTCTGCAATCAAGCAAATGCATGAAGAAATGCAGGCTGTGAAGCAATGGCAGCAAGAGCGAACGGAACAACTCGTCACCAGTCAGCTTACGGCTGAGATTAACACGGCTGTGGAGAAGAACCCTGACGTCAAGGCAGCGGAGCTTTGGCAGGCTGTTGCAGCGGACGGCTCGGTGGATGTGGCTCAGGCAGCTGAGTACATCCAGACCCATCGCAAAGAGATGCGCGATCAGTACCGAGGCGAGGCAAGCAAAGAGATCGAAGAGCTCAAGGCCAAGCTGGCCCAGGCGGAGAAGACTGCTCAAGAGCAGCCTGCGTTCCGTCGGCCCAGCGCTACGGCCTCTGCGCCCCCTCCGGTCCAAGGCAAGTCTCGCAATATTGCCGACGCCACTGCAGCGTTTGCCGAAGCCCTCAAGGAGCGAGCTTCGTTCTAACCATTCTTTTCGTGAAGGAGAGGCGTCATGCCAGCAACAGTAGGTATTAACGGGGTCGGCACATTTGGGCCGATGCTCAAAGAGTTCTATCAGGGCCCTGTGGCCGAGCAGATCAACAACCGCGTCTGGATGCGCGAGTACTTCCAGAAGAAGTCGAAGGGTTGGTCCGGCAAGCAGATGGTCATCCCTGTCCACATCGGACGCAACAGCGGCGTTGGCTTCCAGGGCGAGGCACCTGGTGCGCTTCCGACCGCCGGTCAGCAGCAGTATGCGGACCTCCGCATCAACAGCCATAGTTCGTATGGTCGCTTTCAGGTCAGTGGTCTCGCGATGGACACTGCTACGACTGCGGGCGTGGGTGCCTTCGCTGGTGTGATGAGCGAGGAGATGGACCGCCTCGTGCGCGACGTCTCCAACAACGAGAACGCCATCAACATCTTCGGTGGTCCGACCAAGGGGTTCCTCAACCAGCGGATTACCGACCCCAACGTCACGGGCGCTGGTGCGCAGACCGCCGCGACCGGAAACATCTCGGTCGAGACGACGTGGCAGTACCAGGGCGACTTTAGCTACTTCACCGACGACCGCACCGGCGTTACGGTCGACCTGGCTAACTCCGCCACCTGGGTCAAGGTTCGGCTCTACCGCATGGACACCTATGCGGAGATCTTGCCGACCATGACGCTCGGTGGCGCTGCGACAACGAACCCCAACATCTTCGTTACGAGCTTCAGCGCTGACCGCACCAACCCCACCATCGGCCTCTCGTTCGGTAAGGACGACCTCGGCGGGACCGCCACGCTGGATCTTTCTGGCGTGGGCGGCCAGTGCGCCATCGCGTTGGTCATCGCGGAGAGCGCCGCTGTCGGCGGCAACTTCCCGACGGACAGCGCGGGCGCTCAGTTTGGTCAGGACTCTCGTGTTTGGAATGGTCTGACGAACATTGGTGGTCAGAACATCATCGCTAACCAGCCACGTGGCCTCTTCGAGAACCTCGCCAGTCAGACGCACTTCGGTAACGACCGGACGACGGCGACTGGTGGTGCAGCGTCCATCCTCCAGAGCACTATCGTCACGCACGACGTGGGCAACGGAGACCGCACCAACGCTGGTGCGGACCTGAGCCTCGAGCGCTTGCAGTACATGATGGACATCATGATGCAGGACGCGGG